GTATGGATGTAACTAAAATAAAACATAAAATTAAAAATATAAGTAATGATTTTTTGAATAGTAAAGAGATACTTATAGAATATAAAGATATCGTAGATACATTAAATGGTAAAATACGAATAATACCTTATTTATATTCAATAAGAAATGAACAAAACAATATTACTAGCTTCTTTCATATTCCCAGAACGAATTGAGTGGTTCTTGGATTATTTAGAAAACAAATTCAGTATACCTAAAACAAAAGTATTTTGTTATAAAAATTTAGATGATGAATCTAAGATGATTATAACATTTAAACTAACAACACAAAAAAATAAACGTATCGATTTAAAAGATTCATTTCCTAGTGCTATACCAATACATAAAAAAGGCAACGCCTTATATACAATAAACGCATTGAATAAACTCATAGATTCCATGAGTGGTGATAATGTTGGTAATGTTGATTATGGTAGTATAATAATTAATTGGGATGAATATCAAAACAAACTAATTTTAACAAAAGGTAAAGAGTTAGTATTTTTAAACATAGAAAGGGTTTTTTAATGTTTTTATGATATTTATATACAAAGATAACAATCATAAAAATCAAAGTTATATGACTAATAACAATAATAAACCAAACAATACTAAAAACGAAGGGTTGGACTCAGCTCTTGACGGTTTTTTAGGTACACAAAATCAAGACCCTAATATGGACTGTAGTTCTGGTGTTTGTGTAATAAAAGGAGACAAAAGTCTTATCGAACGTATCAATAAAAAAATAATCACCGAAGACGGTAGACAATTATTATTCTAATATTAAAATGAGTAGAAAACCTAAATTTAATCCAGAATTACTAAAAGAAGAACTTAATAGATTTAAACTATTAGAGAACTATAATTTTTATACTGGTAAACAAGAATTACCAGAATATGACGAGTTAATTCTTGGTGATAGACATCTAGAAGAAGAAGATGAATCACCAGAACAATCAGCAGATGATATATCTAAAGAATTAGGTTTAGATACACCACCATCTGATGATAATAGCGGTGATACACCACAAACTGATGCACCAGAAGATGATAATACTAGTGGTGATATGGGAGGTGATGATTCATTAGACTTTGGTAGTGACCAAGGTGGTGATATGGGAGATGCACCAGAAGTTGCTCCAGCTCCAGCAGAACCATCTAGTGATGATGTTGAAGTTGATGTTACTGAATTAGTAAAAGGTTCTGAAGAAGCAAAAGATGCTGCTGATAAAGCAAGTCATAATTCAGAAATGTTATTACAAAAACTAGCTGATTTAGAAGCGAGAATATCTAAAATGGATGCTGTTAGTGGGAAAATTGAAGATTTAGAAAACGAAATAATCAAAAGAAACCCAACACCAGTTGAAAAATTAGAAATGCGTTCTTTGAGTTCTTATCCTTATTCACAAAAACTAACAGATTATTGGGCTGATAAAAAAGGCGCTTATGATGTTATGGGTAACGAAGATGAAGAAAAAGAAGAATATACATTGACACAAGACGATATTGATAATTCATATTCTGAAGGTGATATCAAACAAAGTTTCATTGTAAAAGATGATGATTACGAAGAAGAAGATATATAACTAACTATAAATCAATAATAAAGACTCCATAAGGGGTCTTTTTTTGTTTTATATAATTTTTTTTTATTTTTTTGGTTGAATTATGTTATTATTTGTAGTAATTTTGTCTTATAATGGTTAATAATTGTTTGAAATAAAGTTAATATTTTGCTTGACTTTTATGTAAAAGTTTAGTATATTTGTAACGTGAACTAAATAATTATGAACTAATAATTAAGGAACAAATAATAAGAACAAATAAAAAAAGAACAAAAATGAGTGAACAAAAAAATCCGCTAGAAGCAATGCTAGCACAGTATGAGGCTAACAACAAGCCTAAGTACTCAAAACCAGCTGAGTCAAATGTATATGACTTGAAAAACTATTTTACAACACACATCAAAGATGGTGTTGCATCAGCAGTAAAAAACATCCGTATTTTACCAACATCTGATGGTTCAAGCCCATTTGTTGAAATGCATGCGCATCGAGTTCAAATTGATGGAGATTGGAAAAAGTTACCATGTTTGAAACATGAAAAAGGCGAACCATGTCCTTTTTGTGAAGCATACGAAGCTTTACGTGCAACTGGTAAAGAATCTGACAAAGAATTGGCTAAGAAGTATAATGCTAAATTATTCTACGTTGTTAAGGTTATTGACAGAGAGAAGGAAGAAGAAGGTGTTAAATTCTGGCGTTTTGCGCATGATTATTCAAAAGCAGGTATCTTAGACAAGATTCAAGGTGTATTGTTAGCAATCAAAAAAGATGTTACCAACCCAGAAACTGGTCGTGACTTATCTATCACAATTAACAGAAACCAACTAGGGAAACCAACTGTTTCATCTATTTCACATTTAGACCCATCTCCATTATCAGAAGATGCTGAATTATCAGCAGAATGGTTGGCAGATGATAGAACTTGGGGAAAAGTTTACTCCACAAAATCTTATGAATATATGGAGATTGTAGTTAAAGGAGGTATCCCAATGTGGGACAAAGAAGAAAAACGTTTTGTTGATAAAGCATCAAAAACTGAAGGTGGTGATGGAATCGAAGAAGAAATCACCATGGGTGTTGAAAATGTAAAAGCTAACGTTACTGCATCAAAGACAAAAGCACCAGTTGCTGAAACAGCTGTCGCTGAGTCTGATGATACAGATGATGAATTACCATTTTAATATGGCACAATAAACAAAAAGAGGTGAGAAATTGCCTCTTTTTTGTTCTAATAACAAAAAAGTAACAACTATAAACATGGCTAAAAAACCAGAAAAGAAAGCGATTGAAAAAAAACCATTTGATTTAGATGCATTTTTAGAATCAGAAAATATTAATTCGGAACCTAAAGATAAAGAATTATCTTGGATTCCATTATCAAAAGCATGGCATGACGCATTAAAACTCCCAGGTTTTCCACGTGGATATGTTTCACTAGTTAGAGGTTACTCAAATACTGGTAAATCAACAGCTTTTTATGAAGCAATTGCTGGTGCCCAAAAGATTGGTGATATGGCTGTGGTTATCGAAACAGAAGGTAACTGGAATACAGAACACGCAAAACAAGTTGGTGTTAAATTTAAAGAAATTGTAGATGAGAAAACTGGGGAGATAACTGAAAAACCAGATGGCTTCATTCTTATGAAAAGTGGCGATTTATATAATCGTTATAAAAACTATAACCACCAAGAAAGTAAAATGATGTCTAAACCTACAAGACTTGAACCAGTTATTGAAGATGTTTCATTATTTATTAGTGAAATGATTCAGAAACAAGAAGAAGGTATCATTAACAAAAATATGTGTTTCTTATGGGATTCAATTGGTACACTTAACTGTTATAAATCAGCTTGTTCAAACACATCAAACAATATGTGGAATGCTGGTTCAATGGGTGCTTTTCAAGCTATTGTTAACTTTAAAATACCATCTAGCCGTTCTGAAGATAGTGAATTCATAAATACAATGATTTGTGTTCAAAAGATTTGGTTGGATAATATGAATGGTACCGTTGTTAAACACAAAGGTGGTGAGTTTATGTTTTTTAATTCTAGAATCATTGTACACATTGGTGGTATATTAACACACGGTACTAAAAAATTAACAGCTAAAGCTTTGGGTCAAGATTTCCAATATGGTACTGAAGCTAAAATTAGATGTGAAAAGAATCACGTAACTGGTATTGAAAGAAACGGTACTATTGCTTCTACTCCACATGGATATGTTAATCCAGATGAATTAGACGCATATAAAACAAAAAACAGAAAATTCATACATGATGCGTTAAACGTTAGTTATGACGTTGAATTAGAATACACTGAAACTGAAGGAACCTTAGAAGGTGACGACATTAGAGAATAGTATTAACACTTTAAATGTTCAATAATGAACAAAAGACCTCCACGTAGTGGTGAAAAACAAATTAAATCAATAAATACACTTTTGGTAGACGGAAATGCCTTGTTTAAGACTGGTTTTTTCGGTGCCAAAAGTATGTATAATTCCGAAGGCAAACCCATAGGTGGGGTTTACCAATTTCTTACTATGCTACGTAAAATATTAACTGAAGATTTATACCATAGGGTATATGTTTTTTGGGATGGTAATTTTAGTGGTAAATTAAGATACGATATCTATAAACCATACAAGAGTGGTCGTGGTAAAAACTACGAAACTGGAACACAACCCATAGATGAAGATGAATTGCTTCAGAGAAGACGTGTATGGGATTATCTCAATGAAATGCATATAAGACAGCTTAGACATGAAGTTATCGAAGGAGATGACTTTATAGCGTATTATTGTCTTAACAAAAAACCAAATGAAAAAATAACTATCGTAACAAACGATAGAGACATGGCTCAATTGATTGATAAAGATGTGAAAATATATTTTTGTGACAAATCAATAAAGGGTTACGT